AAGGAAAGGACGACTATGGCTCGAACAAAAATTATGAGACAAGCATTAAAAGATTTAATGCGTAAAAGAAGAGGTCCTGGCAGATCAATTGGTCCTGCGGGAGCATCTACTGTCAGCAAAGACGGTAAAAGAATGAAAACTACTAAAAAACCTACAGCAAAACAGAAACAATTACAGAAGTTAAAAGATATGCGTGACAAAGTTATGGGCACGAAAAAAGTTATGACTGCTGCTATGGGTGGTCAAGCTAAAGCTAGTAAATTTAGAGCTGAACAGCAACAGAAATTAAATAAAGCTCAAAAAAAATTTAGTGATTTAACGGCAGAAGCTAGAAAAAAAATGAAGAATAAAGGCATAATGAAACAAAAAGGTTTAGCAGGATTGATTGCTGGCGCTGCTAAAGGTGCAGGTAAAGCTGCAGGTAAAGGTCTTAAAGGTGCATTAGCAAAATTAGCTGGTAAAACTAGAAGACCATCTGGTGCTAAATTAGGAGCCGCTGCAAGAGCGTTTCAAAAAGCTAAAGCAAGAAAGCCTGGCGGTCGTTTGACAGCTGATGATTTAAGAAGAGCAACTAGGAGTAGATAATGGTTAAGCGCATAGGATTAGGTAGAATGGCTGGATTATTTCCATTGATAGGTAATAAAACAGCACAAGGTACAATAAGCACAATTCAAAAGTCTGCGTCAAATTTTGTTAAAAGACGTAAACAACTAGGCGGACCTAAATCGTATATTAAGAAGAAAAAATAATGCCAGGACCAGGATTACCAATAATTGCAGCAGGAGTTGGAGTAGCTTTGAGAGGTTTTGGAAAAGCTGTAAAAAATTTTGTTAGAGCAGAAAAAAGACAAGCATTAGGATTACCTAGAAAAACATATACGCAAAGAATGTTAGAAAGAAAGGCAAGAGGCAAAAAATTAGCTGAGAAAAGAAAAAAAGCTAGGACAGGTGGCAGATAATGGACCATCAAGAAATATTAAAACAAAGGGATTTATTGGACGCTATGCTCGCATCACGGACCAATCAATATGAGAAGATAGAATGTATGAAGGTCATGGATTCTATTTATTTTAAGAAAAAACTGCCCGATAATGTGGTGCTTTTTCCGTTACAGAGGATAAAACGCTATGTACACAACACTACCAACAAGCCCAATAAGAACAGTAAAAAAGTGTAACAAATGTCCGAACTTCCATGTGGAGTTCTTTAACACCAAATTTAACAGAACCTATACGCCTGAAGAATGGGAGCAAATCGTTACTGAGGGTAGAGAGGCATTGGACAAAGCATTACGATTAATCCGTGAAGATCCTAAGTTTTTTAGTTAAATAGCTATTTGTATAGATGTTTTTACCTAGATAGAGTTATCTAGTAATTTATTATACCTACGTGTTACCATGTTACCATGTTACTTCTAGCAGAATACTTAGCTTTTTAGGTAACATCAGTATATCTTTACATGTTACCTATGTTACCAAATAGTAGTTATTTTACGAAAAAAACTCGCATTTTGTAGGATTTTTTATTATATTGAATTACTTTGTAAAAAACATCTATGGAAAGTAAAGAATTAACAACTGTTGAAATACCTGTAGCTGTATCTGACACAGTATACACTAGTAAATTAACAAAAAGACAAAGGAACTTTGTGTTACTATTGGTGCATAGTGAAGGAGCTAAGTCCGCATCACAATGTGCATACGAAGCTGGGTATGCTAAAAATAGCTGTAGAATCACGGCATCCGAGCTGCAGAACCCTAAGTTGTTTCCAAAGGTTGTAGAGGCAATAAATGCTGAGGTGTCTGCAAACGCAGAGAGATACAGATGTACGACAGAAAGATCATTAGCTGTACTACAGCGCATCAGAGACAGAGCAATTGACAAAGATTTATTAGGTAATGCTGTTGCAGCTGAGCGTGCCAGGGGAGAACTTGTGAATCTATATGATAAGAAGCTCACTGTTATGCATGGATCAATTGAACAGATGTCTAGAGCTGAGGTTGAACAAAAGATTAAAGATATGATGAAACAGTATGATATTACTGATGAAGTAGAAGAGGTAAAAAATTTAAAACAAATTGAAAATAGACCTTGACTATCTAATTAGTTGGGAGTATATAGTAAAAATGCTCGTAGGCGAAAGCAGTCTGCAAAAAAACAGGTGCCTACAGCATATTAAAAAAGGAGAAAGTTATGCATATAGATAAATACGTAGTTAATAACATTGGTACAAAGTGGACTAAGGGTAAAGATAAAAAGAATTGTATACTGGATAGTCTTGACGGTATTGATGGTATTGAACTTAAAAAGTTAGTTCCGTTATTAGATCAGTGGTTTGAAACTGTTACTGGTGGTTGGTCTGATAAAACTGTTGAGTTAGTAATAAATGTAAAGGAGAATGAAAGATGAATAATTTTAGAGAAGGGCCAATGACCCCTTTACAAATGTTAAAAACAGTTGCTGGTATTTGTAAGACAAATGCAAAGATTGATAGGTGGACTGATGTTACTATTGATCCAGTAGATGAGTTTAACTTTATTGCCAACATGATTGAGGCTTATATCAAAGAACAAGACAAAGGTAGTCAAGGAGCAAATCAAGATGGGTAAGAATTATGATTATACTCACATCTTTGATGGTGTGTATGCACCTGTTACGGAGTACACACCACTTCCCATGACAGAGCAATTGTTTTGGAGTCGTGTTGGTTGGTTACAACAAGCTATGATTCGAGCAGACAATTTTGAGTTTCGTCTGTTGTGGTTTAACAAGTTACAAGATCTTATGAAGTTACAGCCATGAGAGATATAGACGAGTTAGAGTTGGTTGACTTGGTACAAAATCAAGTGCCACACAATTACCACCATAACTTTTGGTATGCTATTTTAATTACAGGTGGTTGGAAGTTTGTGGTTGGAGTTTTATTGTTAGTTGTAATTTGGTCTGCTTGGTTTGATTGATCCCATAGCTCAGATGGTAGAGCAATTCACTTTTAATGAATGGGTCGCAAGTTCGAGCCTTGCTGGGATCACCATATGAAGCCAGAGTCAAAACTTTGGAAGTCAATCAAGAAGAATATGCCAGATATATTCTTTACTAGGATAGAGAGTTGGGCCATGCCAGGTGTTCCAGATGTATATGGTTGCAAGGACAATATCATGTTTTGGATTGAGTTAAAAAAAGTAACAAAAGGTAACATTGTTAGATTAAGCCCTTTTCAAAAAAGCTGGCATTTTAGCCATAGTTTACAAGGTGGTCGTGGATTTATTATGGCAGAGACCCCCGATCCCCTGTTACTTTCAATTTGGCCGAGCTCCATCGCCATCTCCATCGCTGCATTAACCCCGCAGAACGCAGGTAAGTCTTGGACCATTCCAGCGTCCCAGGCAGCGTGGACAGAGATGCGGGACTACATTCTCCATTCTCCATTACCTCCATCACCGCAGAAACCCGCCAGTAAGTAGTGTAGATGACTCTGCAGCTGGTGCAGCTGACCAGGAGAGTTGTGGATCTCCATCTCCATCGTCTGCCTCTGCCTTCCGAAGCGTATGTAGTAAGGTTGGTGGGAAGGCAACACCTGCTGACGAAGATGCCGTTCGCAAAAGAATTTGCATTTGCCTCTTGACTATCTAATAAGATGGGACTATATAAGTATCAGGGGACGAGCCCAGCTAGGTAGCTCCTAGTTAATCCAGATTGATCTTGCAAGGGCGTCTGGCGTTCCCGCGCATAGAAAGGAAGAAACGATGACTGAAGCATTAAAGAAAGATTGGGAGAAGACCTGCCAGGAGCGCATAGAAGAACAGTGGCAACAGAGGCGAGAAGATTTGCAAGATCCTGAGTTTGAGCCCCTGGGCTTTGACTACGTTGAACCGCATACATTCACCGACCAATTGGAAGGTTACTGGCGCTGGCAGTTCTCCTGGGGAGGCCCGTCGGACGAGCTGCGTGGATACGTTAACGAAAACCGTGAGCTGCATAGGTTGGAATATTGGTTTCTGGACTGGATGGATGGCGCTAAGTTGGAGCTGCAGCCAGGACCAGAGTGGGAACAGATGCAAGAGATGATTGGACTGGCCTGATGCATTGGCTCTACATCGCTGCATTCGCCTGGATAGTAGCGCTAGTAGTGTCGCCCCAAGCAACACTGGCGGGGACGCTGCTGGTGTACCAGTTTGGTTGGCAGATCTTGGAACGGTTTCTGTCATGAGTCTCCATTCCATCGCCGAAGCAGGAGCGTGGTCGTGGGTATATAAGTTAACACAGGACACCCTGCTGGGAGTTCCGTGGAAAATAAAATAAAAAAAGTTATTGACAAATAAAGTGGGATAGTATATAAAGTAATAATTAACTAGAAAGACGAAAGGATAATAAAATGTCGAAAGCTGTTAATATATTAGAAGTGCTAGAGAAAGCACACCAAAGTTCTGCTAGTGTTAGCAAGAAAAATAAACAAGCGATTATAGATGCCTATGGTCGTGCCTTAACTA